CCTTCTGTAATTTCGTTAATTAGCATATTATTTCTTCTTTGAGTTGCCCCAATTCTTGGCACCTTTCTTTCTGCACTGTACTAAAGCACCACTGGCGTAAGCACTTGGCCAAACTTTATATCTGCTTTTGACTTTATGATAGCAGGCATCTTTTTCTCCTGCGGCTTCATCGAATTGTGCTTCGGTCATCATTTCTATTTGTTCGATGATTAATAAGTCTTGTTCTTCTACGCCTTCTGTTATTCCGAATGTTTCACAACGCTCTTGATTACATCCACAGTTCTTTGCTTCTAATTGTAATCTTGAACCTGTTTTAAGATGTTTATAGTCTTTTACTCTAATATCTTTCCCTATCATTTTTGCAAGTTTTCTAATGATATGTATATCATCATATGCTAGATATTTTAACTCTTTAAGGATAGTGTTAATAATTTCCATTCTATCTGCAACAAACGGTCCTTCCTCTAATTGTTTCTTAATGTCTAGTTTAGCATTTTTTCTATCATAGTCTTTTGGAGACTTATGAGCGCCAGCACCACTTTTGTTTCTACTATTCTTTGCTACTGGGTTTGGTTGATTCTTGTTAGGTTGGTATGCCTTTGGCTTTTGAGGTTTATTACCCTCGCCTACTAGTTTACCTCTCATTGGATGAGGACTTTCATTGCCTTTATTAGGTTTAATCTTTTTAGGCTTCTTATCTTTAGCCTTTACTTGATCAGCCTCATTTAAAAAATTACTAAGTTTCATTATACTTCCTCTAGTCTCACCATTAATCTTTCTGCACGGTTAGTTACCTGTTTGTGCCAACGGCTATCTCTGCCTTCAATACCTGCTTGTTTCCAGTCTTTGGCTTCAAGTGCCTTGCGAAAGTTTTTAAACTTGCCTAAACGTGTTCTACCCATGTTGAACATCATGTTGACTAGGATTTCTTGTACTTCTCCTGGCCATTCATTGAACTGTTCTCCGTATAGAGCAACACACTCACTAATTGAGGTGTCAAGGTCACGTTCAAAGCAGTCTCTAACTCGTTCTTCTGAGACAGGTGTTCCGTCCTCTGCTCCAAACTCTGGATCACTTTCGAGGACCAGGTGGCCAACTCCGAAAGTTGGGTAGCCCAAATGGTCTTTATAAATTTCATAAACAACTCCTTCATCAATTTTTAGTTGTTCAAATACTGATTCTCTATTCATTGTTGTTCCCTTGCAAAAATACTTCTTAAACATTATATGTGTATTTATCATGTTACTTAAATTTTAGTCAAAAAAAATGCTTGGACTAGCCAAGCATTTTTATGTTTTGTAATCTAACTTACACAGACTTTATGCGTTGAGATCAGCAACTGAACCGTAATCCTTAATGGTTAAGTTATCTGTTACAACTAATACTGTTACAGTAGCGGCACCACTTGATGCTCCACCGTCGGTAACTGTACATGTGATATCCGTTGCTGATGAATAAATTTCTTGATAATTACTTTGAAACTGGTATGTTTCAGTCATATCGGCATCATCGGCTGTAAATAATCTATCTGTATCACCGGAATCTCCTACGATAATTGAAGTTGTTGCACTTGCACTTACCCAAGGACTAGGAACGTCAACAGTTACTCCGTATACCATTGCGTTAGCAGGTATTTCGAATAATGTACTTGTTCCATTATCGTATTCTACTTCAGTACTTACATACTGAGCAACGGCACTAGTTGCCGCTTCAAATTGTCCTTTGGTTATGAATGCTGATGCCACTGTTGCGTTAGCACCTCTTACTTCAACTAGAGTAGTACCATCGTTATCAGTAAAACTGAAATAGTCATCTGTGGTGTCTGTTAGAATCTTTAATCCGCGTTTACCGAATTGAACTAAACTAGCCAATCCTTTAAGTGCGAAGTTATTAGTATCTGCCATGGTCTGTTACTCCAAAATATTCTTTTTAATAATCGATTATTGTATTTCTACAGCATTATTTATCAAGAATTGTTTTAAAGAAGTCCTTATACTTTGTTATGCCTTTCAAGTTAGGATGACAATCATGTCTACTCTTCCAATATTTTGGATCATTAGTTAGTGATTGTAACGAAGCACAATTATCTAGATGTGTATTAAAGCAGGTATCCATATGAGGATATTCAAAATCTATTGTAGTGTGTAAATCTTTAACATGTATATTTTCTGTTGGCAGGTATGAATGTATGAATCCCCACATCACTGTTGCACCGTCATATAACTTTTTATAATTGTTTGCAATCTCGATAGCTCGTACTGTTTGTAATTGATATGTATCGGGGTAATTATGTACAGGCAGTAAGCCTAATTTTGTTTGGGCTCGTAGTTGTACCCTTTCCATATAGTGCAACTCATCGAATTGGTCAATCTCTTCAGGTAATGTTGTGTAGAAACTTTTTATTCCACCTACTGAATAATCGTAATATGTTGCTCGATGGTCTACTGTGAATCCAAATATAAACAATGGCTTCTTCGGTGCAGTTTTTTCATTAAAGTGTTGTATAGGTTGTAGTGCGATATCTAAATTACTCGTTCCGCCAAGTGCTAAATTAACCCACGGTACACCAAGTTGTCTGCCTAGTTGCCCGGGCCACGTATCTTGAACGTCAATCCCTAGTTCACTTCTAACGCCTTCCGTAAAACTGTCGCCTGAAGCGATAATATAATCAAATTCCATGCAAGTATTTAGTTGACATATGATACAAATCGTGTATAATACTTGTATAATTTCACAAAGGTATATTATATGTTTGACAACTCTTTACAACGCATAGGCTTCTGCTGTAAGTATATGGATCCAGACCAGACACAGAAACCTAAAGTACTTAAAGAAATACAGCAACACTTCACAGAACGACAGACTACTATTACTTGGCTTAACAGGCAGACTAAGGCTGTTGCTGAAGAACGTATGCTTGACATTGTTGAACACAATATGCAAAGTGCATACAATCTTATTGATTATGTAAGCACACTGCCGGAGAACCGAAGGATGGTCCGCTTAGGCAGTAATCAGTTACCAGGAGCAACACAAGATGATTGGAAGTATATGTGGCAAGATCCAACGAACATTAAAATGCTTGAAGAAGGATTTGGCAAAGTTGGACAGTTGGCAAAGGATCGTGATGTTCGTATTTCTTTTCATCCCGGGCAGTTTTGTGTTCTTGCTAGTGATCGTCCAGATGTTGTTGAGCGTAGTATTGAAGAGTTTGAGTATCACGTAAACATGGCACGTTGGATGGGTTATGGCAAGGAGTTCCAAGACTTTAAGATTAATGTACACATCTCCGGCAGACAAGGTGCAGAAGGTATTATCAAGGTATTGCCTAAACTATCACCCGAAGCACTAAATACTATTACCATTGAGAATGATGAGATGTGCTGGGGTCTAGATGAGAGCCTAAAGTTGAAGGACCACCTTGCACTTGTGTTAGACATACACCACCATTGGATTAGAGATGAAGAATACATACAACCAGAAGATGATCGCGTTAAAGCAGTTATCGACAGTTGGCGTGGAGTTCGCCCTGCTATGCATTATAGTTACAGTCGTGACGAGCATCTACCTAATACTGACGATACCCACTCTGATATGCATGATATCGTGGGATTACTTGAACAAGGTCATAAGAAACAGAAACTAAGAGCACATTCCGATTATTACCCTAACGTTAAGGCTAACGACTGGGCACTGAGCTTTTGGCGAGATTTTGACATTCAGTGCGAGGCCAAGGCTAAAAACTTAGCCAGCGAACAATTGTACAACCAAGCACTTCAAACTGTAAAAACACATAATGACTCCGGAGTCTGTGTTGACTGATTGGGGAACGCTGAGTCCCTTTACTATATATCACATCTTGATGAGCGGTGAAGATTTTATGTGTCAACTGGTTCTATGACCAATCAGCTACATGTATTTAATCAGAAACTGAAAAATGGTACCAAAAAGGCTGATTTTGATTAAATACAGCATTGGAGAATAATAAATGACATACGTTGTAAAAGGGGAATGTGTAGATTGTAAGCATACTACATGTGTTAAGGTTTGCCCTGTAGATTGCTTTTTTGAATTAGAAAACACTGTGGTAATTGATCCAGACATCTGTATTGATTGTGCCATATGTGAGCCAGAGTGCCCAGTTGATGCTATCGTTAGTGATAGGAAACTTGCACCTGAAGACCACCGTTGGTTAGA